GATCAACCGTATAAGTAGCTGTCGTGAATGGACCTGAACCGCGCTGCGTGATGTTGAACATCGAATTAATAAGCCGATTACGTCCAGTGTTATTATACGATAGACCCTGTGCCGCTGTTACTGCTGTGGTTACGAACTCGGTTGTGGCGATGCTCGTATCATTGTCGCCTTGTGTCGGTGTCGGTGCTCGTGGATCACCAGTAAATGTCGGTGACGTTAGCGGTGCATACGTAGTAAAGGCAGCAGACGATAACGATTTCCACTTAGCACCATCCCACACATATATCACACCAGTAGATGAGGTGACTTGTTGTCCTATCGTTGGCGAGTTGGGGAAATCGTATGCCATTACGGTAGGAACTCCACCATCAGTGTGTTTGACACTACAGTGGCAGCTTGTGCTGCTACAGATTGTCCTGTCGTCTTGATCGTAATGGGATTAGCCAATGTCTCAGCAGGTGATGAGATGCTCTGCTGGTTCGTGCCACTTACATTGTTCGTGCCTGAGAACGCAACGCCTTTCGAGTATTGGTTCGTTGCACCAAGACGCCACACAACTGCATCTATCTGCCAGTTGAATGGTCCGCCCGTGCCTGACTGATACAACGCAAGTTGCGTAGCACCGAAATACAATCGTATCGTGCGTATAGTCGCTTGGTTAGCGAACGTGCCAGCAGCAACGATACGCAATGCCTGCCCATTCGTAGCCAATGTGCCTGCTGGAACAGAGATCGTCTGCAAGTCCTGTTCAGTCGTCACAGCACCAGGATACGACACAGGCGTTATGTTGGTAGAAAGCCTTGCCACTGTCGCAGTACTAGGAGGAGCAGGAATTAGACTGCTAAACAATTGCGTCATGAACGTAGGATATGCATCCCACGGATTAGGCATCACATCATCTGTGACCCACAGATACTTAGCATACTTCTTCATCATAGCATACGTGGTCGAATTAAACGTCTGCGAATGCACTAGCACCGCATTGCGCTTCCACGAATAATCCGCATGGCCATCAATGAAGTTACCAGCCAAGTCTGGCTCAGTTGGATACGCACTATTCTCCCATGTCACAATCACATCAGCAGTTGGTGGATTGGCTGCATACCACACACCCTGCTGATTAGTGCCAGGATTGGCTACAACCATGCCATAGCCTGTTGCCTTCGCAAATGCATAGTAGCTCTGGTAGAGCGTCACGCTAGCATTGCCTACTCCCGGATCATACGGCATCTCATCATAGAATATGCCATCCAGCACATTGTTATCATAGATCACACCCCAACTTGTCACATCAGCTTTCACCAACGTGGGATCACGTGCAGCGTAGTTAGTCGACACATAACCAAGCACGAGTGCACCAGCAGCCTGCAACAGCCTGATCGCTGCTTCGTAGTTCCCATCCTTAACTGTACCAGGACCACTCGACGGATTGACCACATATACAGTCGGTATGTGATATGTGCGTATCGTCTGCAACAGGCTCTGAAACGCAACATCTGAATACGGATTAGCAGGATAGTAATACCCCGGTATCAACACACCAGGATCATCACTGCTATACACCGTAGAGCTATACGTCGTAGTTCCACCGCCTGATCCAGACCCAGGTGCAGGTGCAGCTTTCCACTTCGCACCATCCCACGCACGTAGTGTGCCATCAGGCATCGTAACCTGCTGGCCAACAGATGGAGTAGCTGGGAAATCATATGCCATTACAGATCCGCCGTGGCTGCTACAATAAGCTGGAGAGCGAATGAGCTAGTTGCGGTCACTACACCTGACATATTTAATATGCCATTACCTAGTGCACCTGATGCTGGACTTGTTATATTAGTTGATGCTACAGTGCTTACGATAGCCACCACTGGTGTAGCTCGCATCTTCACAGCTAGAGGCTGACTGATAGCCACAGTCTGTCCAGCACCACCATATCCATAATACTGCATCTGCAATCGCGTATAGAAGTATTGACAATGTGCTGACTCGTCAATCACATTTATTCTCTCGAACGGCGTAGTCACCTGCCCTAGTTCTAGTTGGATACCCCAAATACCTATCGACTGACCAGTCTGCACTCCAATGCCTGATCGAGTAGCATTTGTAGAGCCAGACGACAGCCACAGATTAAGCTGTGTGTAGTCATCTGCGTTCGTCCCAAACACTTTACCAACAACTGATGGCACAGCAAGCGTTATCATATACCTACGCCATGTCGTGCCACCACTGATCTGTATTCCTGTGCCACTCCCTTGCACAGGCGCAGATGGACTGCCACCAGTCCCGAAGTTCTGATCTATCGACACACCAACCTTCAATGAGTTGAGTGTCGCATTCGCATGGAAGCTAATCGCTATCTGCTTGCCTGCAAATCGCCTCACATCCATCAATCGCTGACAGAACAACGAATATGAGCCAGCCGAGCCAAGAGCAATCAGCGAACAATTCATATATGACTGAATATCTTCAGTGCCTAACTGAGTGCGCATTGCATCAGTGGCAGGCGACAGTACAAACTGTGTCGTATCGACACTGTTCTGCACCATCCAACGATCAACCATATAGCCTGATGCAGACGTAGACGATATTGCACGCTGATTGATATGAAAGCCTGGATTATCTACATAATTGCGTCCTGTCCCTCGATTGAACTGCGCAGCGTCATACGGTGTCGTCCAACCAGCATTACGCCTTACATAGTAGTTGCCATCACTTGGTGCTTCACCAACACCTGCTGACTGATTATTAACAGGCACCCACTGACTTGAGTTGCCATCATAGTAGTATATATACAGTTGTAGGTCAGTCGTATTGAACCACAACATATTTGTGACTGGTGATACAGGTGCACTGTCTCCATTATAAATCGACGAACCAGTAAGCGGATTGGTCACATTGACCCACTGGCTCGTATTACCGTCGTTATACCACAGATACAGATTACAGCCTACACTGTCCCACCACAACTGATTAACCACTGGAACAGCAGGAGCAGTATCGCTAACAGTGATAGTCGTTCCACCACCGCCACCGCCACCCATGTTCGCAGCGATCTGCGTATCAACATACTGCTTAGTTGTAGCTTGCAATGCACTTACTGGATCACCCACCAATCCAAGTGGGCCAAGCATAGTGTCACCACTACGTTCTACCTTATTTACAAACGCTTCATTCAGTCGCTCAGCATAGAGCGTATCGCCTCTGCTCCACGGATAGTGTGGTGTGCCACTCATGCTAGTGGATCCAGATCAACTTGGAAGAAGCTATCGTCAATCCCATCAAGCATCTCACCACTCGGGAAGCGTGGATCAAGCTCAAGTGGCTGTTGTGCATATGCAGCCTTCAACCTCTTGCGTCTATTCGCAGCAAGCATCTGATACTTCTGCACCTGAGCAGGTACAGTGCCATCGTCTACCGCATACATCCAACACGCATCATAGATCATCAACAGACGATCCATATACGTCTGGCTTGCTTCATTAAACGGCAAATCGTGTTGCCTAAATCGCACATCGACACTCCCTGCCTGCCCAGGCACAACACGGAATGGACGTGCATTATATGTATAATCAGGTGTGATGTAGTATGGCTTGCCACTACCCAACAAATTCGGATTGATTGACTGCGGCAATTCACGCATCTTCCTATTGCTTCCCTGCGGAAACACTGCCTGCACATCTGAATAATCACCACATGGACTGATGATACCAAATACATCACTCTGCAACATACCAGCATCATCAATCGCAACAGTGAGTGTCCGCATATACGCAGGCCACCACATCTCGTTGATCTCTTGCATGGATGCATTGTAAAGGAACAAACGAATACGTGGAGCAGCATAAATCTGCACTGCAATGCTAGGCACTTGCGACAGTTCTGTAATTACATCATTAATTAAGTCTGTCACCATCGTTGGCATTCACTCACTCCTTATAGAACAGACGCCACACGCTGTGCAGCGCCTGTCTACTCGACACTCCGAAGTCATCCCGCCGGAGGACTTACGCAGCGAAGTGCCGAATGCCGTGCAGACCGCCGTTGTTGGACGAATTCACATCGTTCACGAAGTCAAAGATCGCACTGATGACATTACTGCCATTCAGTGTAGTCGTAGCAACATATGTGCCGCGTGGATCGCCTGTCGTTGCAGTCTGCGGATCGGTGAGAACAGCTTGCGTAAGCGTGCCTGCTGCTACTGCTGCACCGTTTGCTACTTCCCATGCAACACGCAGTGCCTTGTAAGGCAAACCAAGCCCTGTTCCCAAACCTGCTGTGACGGTAGTAGCGCCAGTAGTGGTGAGAACTACAAAGTTCGATAGCGTCTTGAACGCTTTCTTACCCTGCACAGGTGTCGCACCATTCAATGTAAACGTCTCACTCAGAGGCTGGCCCAAATAATCCCAACCATTGAACTGACACGTGCTAGTAGCTGCACCAGATGCCACAATCTGCAAGCACCGACCATACGTCTCAGTGATAACCACACTGCTGAGATCGGTGGTGCTGGTTGCCGCAATCGAGGTAGACGACAAGATACCAGTCGATGCATTCACAGCAGGTGCACCGAAGTTGACACGTGTCGGTGCATTCCAGTTTACATCCGCACTATACATCATAGCAGGGACGTAGTTGTTGATCCGACGCTGGAAGTTCGTCGGGTTCGTCATCACATTGGGCATTACTCAATCACTCCTTGATCAAGTTCCGACAATCCACCAGTCGAGGGACGCGGACGGTTACGCTGTTTACTGTTCACAATCTCTTTCGGACTGAGATTGTATCCAGCAGGGATGACTTCACCTGTGTTCATGTCAACCATACCCGGTTCTTCCAACACGCCAATGCGCATCAGTTGTTCCGTGTCGTCTGCTGCCACAAACATTGAGTGTCCTTGAGGGAAGTAGATCATGTATCCCTCAGTGAACTCCTCTACTTTCGGCACCAACTTCCGTGCGATGATCTTCTTATCCCTAAGCGGACCAACTTCACGCACATCCTCTTCAATGTGCATGACTGTGCGCTTAAAGTGACCAGTCACCTTCTCAGCTTGGAATGCAGGCTTGAAATCAAGTGCACCGCTCATTCATCACCTTCGACTTCCGGTGGCGGTTCTTCAGGTTCTACTGGCGGTTCCTCTACCGGATTACCATCTTCATCCAATCCCATATCCTTCAACTCATCAGCACTCATTGCATGATGTGTTGCACGAGGATCAACAGTCGGTGGTGTTGGATACACCTTCTCATCAGTCAACGGCTCAGGCGGTAGAGGTGGTGTAGCTTCACGCTCTGCTGCTGCATCCATCTCTGCCTTACGCTTTGCTTCTACTTCTTCTTCAGTCGGGGGCTGCGGAGGAAGTGGTGCTGCAAACGGTTCTCTCTGCGGATCATCTACCATGACACACTCCTAATTCGTCAGCACTGCATGAGTGCGGAATGCACGCCACAGACACCACTGACCCTGCCACACTACGCGGCTGCCAACTGCATCCACGTTCCATGGTGCAACAAGTTCCTTCACCTTCATATTCACACCACGGAGCATGTGCAGACGAAGGAAGCTATCGTTGATAAAGTATGCGAATGACACAGGACAGTCTTCGTCATACATCAGTGGTATACCGTTGTGCAGACATCCCTCGAAGCCAAGATCGAACATCCGCTTGCCAGCTTTACCTTCACTGAGCGGAATAGTCATCTTGTCACGCACTGCTTGACGATACATGCGATAGATGTTACGGCCAGTCAGAATGACAGTCGGACGCTCGCCCTTCAGTGTCAAATCCATCAGCACATCGTCGAATACTTCCTCTATGTTAGTGCTATCCATGCCTCCAGCAAAGACGTAAGCAGAAGTGCGCCACTGAGGCTGAGTAGCACGATTGATGCCACCAAGAGTGCCGGTGGTGGGATTGGTTGGTATAACACTACCCAGACCCAAAGGATCAGTGCCGCCACCCACAGCATAAAGATACTGACTAAATTTATCTTTTATTGACTCCTCAAGTACATTCATCTTCTCTTTCATCAGCTTGAAGATGGCTGCACTACCGTTATTCTCGTCCTGCTCTTGATCGGAGATGATCACGCTACCAGCTACACGGCTGTAACCATACTCCACCGTGTCGAATTCGTCTGTCTGGTTGACCGGAAGTGGTGTGTAGTAGTTATAGCTGGTGACGTTAGGGTTACGTCCAACAGTGAGCGGATTGGTGATGTTGTATCCACCATCCTCATATTCCACGCGATCATTGGCAAACACCCATGCCATGAGTGCGTTGGACTTGATACTAGCCATAACGAGCTTGCGTCGGCTCTTGGTGAGCGTGCTGTGCAGAACGTCTGCAACAGCGGGGACAATTGTTCCAACAGGCACCTATACCTCCATCAGTTAAACCTTGTTCCAGTTTCCTCCATCGCACTGCGAATGATATCGCTCCACGATGAATTCTCACTGAACTGTTGACCACTACCAGCGCCATTTAACGGTTGTGCGCTTTGGCGAGACACGCTACGTCCTGGTAGCGGGCGACGTTGTTCGGTTTGTTGAGGAATAGGCTGCTGCTGGCGCTGCATTGCCGCGATCTGCGGCTTCAATGGTTGCGTCCAGTCGAGACCATTCTGATGCGCCCACCGTATCATCATTGTCCAAGCTTGTTGGAGCGGTAGGCCCGGTTGAGCTTGCAGCATTTCACCCAACACGTCAAGGTTTTGATTTGCCTCCTGATTACTCTCAAGGAATTGGTCGAGATCGCGCGTAGCCTGCTGCCTAGCTTGCGCTTGTTGTTGTTCCTCCTGATGCCGACCCATGATCGGTGCAAGTTTACCGTCAATCATGCGACTGAGCGCTTGCATATCCATACCCTGACTTACACCTTCAGTCAGGAATGGTATCTGATAACCCTTACTCTTCACTTCCTCAACAAGTGCTTGCAGTGTCCTTACTGGATCACGCATGAAGTCACTCATCACACGCACAGCGATCAATTGATCCTGTGGTGACACACCTAGACGCTGTGCTTCCTGCACTACTTCAGTTGCACCACGCACTTGGTTCTGCAAACCCTGCACAGTCTGCTTCAGTGCATTATTCTCACGTGCCGTCCGCTGCGCATCTTCATAGATGCGTCGTTCGATACCACCCTGTGCAACTACACGACCACTTACCGGATCAACTAGATCACGTGCATTTGGGTTCTGTGCATTAGGCTGCTCAACCAAGCCATCATGTCTGCGTCTAATCTGCTGCTGCTGAGGCTGCTGGCTTGTTTGTTGT